ATGAAAGTCGAGCTTCTAAGTATCGAAAAATTAGTGCCATACGCCCGAAATCCAAGGATTACCGCGCATGCCGTGGACAAAGTAGCCGCTTCAATCAAGGAGTTTGGTTTCCGTCAGCCTATCGTGGTGGATTCCGAAATGGTCATTGTCGTAGGCCATGTGCGTTACGAAGCGGCGCAGAAATTGGGCCTTAAAAAAGTGCCGGTTCACGTCATGGAAGGCGCAACGGCGGAACAGATCAAAGCCTACCGTATTGCTGATAACCGCACCGGCGAAGAAGCCGAATGGGATAAGGCGCTTTTGCATTTGGAAATTACCGAACTCGACACCGCCGCGTTTGATAACAGCTTGCTTGGTTTCAACGAGGAAGAATTAAACAGCCTTCGCCTTTCGCTGGACGGTTTGCAGGATGGCATTGACGGGGAAGAACAAGGCGAAGTGGAGGAAGCCGATACTAACGCCACTATTGGCCCTTACCGCTTTGTCATCGAGCGCGGCGAGTTTTTGGAATGGATTGAAGAAATTAAGCAAAAGGTGGGCTTTGATAAAGAAGCCATCGTTGCGGAATTGAGAAAAAGGTTGGGCCTATGAAACTGGTAAATATCGAAAGCCTTAACCCGTCAACCTACAATCCCCGCGCTGCAGATCCACGCCGCCTTGATTTAATCGAACTTTCCTTGCGTAAGCTGGGCTTTGTTTTGCCGATCTATGCCACGCCGGACGGTGAAATAATTTCCGGCCACCAGCGGCATCATGTCGCAAAGCGCATGGGCGTTAAGCAAGTGCCGGTGGTGCTTACCCGGTCAATGGAGTTGCCGGAGCGCAAGGCAGTCAACGTAGCCTTTAACCGCGCAACGAATGATTTGGATTGCGGCGATACGCCTAAAAACATTACCGAAGCGCTGGCGCGGGTTGACCTCGCTGCCCTGGCGGATGCAATTCCTGATAAAACGCCGGATACGCCGGATTTCTACCCGTGCTTGCGGGCGCAGGATATGCCGCTGGCCCCGCTGCTTAAGGCAAACTCCGGGCGGTGGATTACCTACGCGGCCAGCATATCCAAAACGCTTTACCTCAAAGGCGTAGTAATGCCGGTGGTGGCAACGAAGGACTTGAAAGTGGTAAACGGCATTGGCCGCTTGCAAATGCTGGCCGAAGGTAAAAAGCCAACGGTGGGCGTGGTGTTTGTAAGCGAAGCAGAAGCACGTTTGGCTGATGCAATGCTTAACTTGCTTTCAATGGATTTTGATATCCATAACCGCTACCGGGATTTGCTGCGCTATAATTCCTTCCGGCGCTTGCGCGGTGTGCGTAAGCAGCTGGGGCGTGGTTTCATCTTTGCCGTTGCCGGCAGCAAAGCGTCAAAGCATTTTGACGTGACCGAACCGAAAAACGGTGAGCGCTGGCTTAAGGAGCATGGCAAGGTTGTTTTAGATTTTGGCGCGGGCCATCTTTATGAAACCAAAATCCTGCGATCAATCGGCGTGCAGGTTACGCCGTTTGAGCCTTACCGCGTGGATGCAGCTGAGGAAATTGATAAGAACGAAAGCATCTCTTTAACACGCGAATTCTTTTACGATATCGCGCACCGGCAGCTGCAATATTCGTCTATCTTTATTTCAAGCGTGCTTAACAGCGTGCCGTTTGCTGCAGATCGCCGCCACATAGCATGTATTTGCGCTTCGCTTGCTTCGCCGCATACCAAACTCTACGCGGCGGCAACCAGCATGAATCAAGCGGGCATGCGCCAAATTCAAGGCGGAAAATATTTGAGCAAAACACAGGCCACGGCTCGCCTGTTCATGCTTGAATATGAGCCGGGAATTACCCTTGGCGATATTAGCACCGCGCCGAAGGTGCAAAAGTACCATACGCTTAAAGAATTCTATGGATTGTTTAAGGAATTCTTTGAGACTGTAAAAGTGAACGACAGCAATCACAACGTCCAAGCAGTTTGCTCTAAGCCGCTAAAAGTGAATGCGAAAAAACTTAGAGAAGCTTTGGAATTTGAGTTTGATTTGCCTTACCCGGACGGTAGCCGCATGGGGCTGGTGGATGAAGCAAAAGAAGCGTTCTCAATGCGGTTGGGAATAAAGTTATGATTATATTGCTCGATCTCAATTATACGCTGGTGGAAAACAGCGAAGAAAAGCACAAGCCTTTTGTAAAACAAATTGAGGCAGAGCGGTATCGCGCGTGGCTAGTTAAACTTATAAAGTCGCATCCCGTTATTTTGATGACAGCGCGGCCCGCGCAATACTCTGCCGCTACCCTTGCAAGCATTCAGGAAAAAACCGGCTGGCAACCTAACGAAGCACTTTTTAATTGCTACGGCCTTATGCCGCCCTTGGCAAAGGAGCGCATGCTGAAAGAGCATGTGCTGCCTAAATACGCCAATGCGGAAATGTTGGCGATTGAAAGCAATCCTGCCACCCGCGCCATGTATTCGCGGTATGGCATACGCTCGGTGAAAATTGCGCCGGGTGATGAATGGCAACAATTACCAAGTTAGTTTTATGAAAATACCCCGTGAATGGACGTTCGAGAATACTTCGGTAGCCTCGGCCTTCGATAAGCACGTCCGCGAGCAATTGCCGTGGTACGATATGGTAACTGGCGCGTTGGCGCATATTGCGCGGCACTATATCCCGAAAGGTGGGCTGGTTTATGATATCGGCGCGTCCACCGGCAATATTGGCCGCGCAATTGCAGAAACATTGAAGGAACGAAAAGCGCAGCTGGTGGGAATTGAGGCCAGCGCCGAAATGTGCGCGAAGTATGAAGCACCCGGCGAGTTGGTAAAAATTGACGCGCTGGATTACCGCTTTCAGCCTTATGATTTGGCGATTTGCTACTTAGTCATAATGTTCATGCCGATAGAAAAACGGCAGGCATTTATTGATAACCTCAAATCGCTAATTAAGCCCGGTGGCGCATTGCTGATCGTGGATAAGTGCGAAGCTGCTTCCGGTTATGAAGCAACCGTGTTTTGGCGGTTGACGCTGGCCGGTAAAGTGGCGGCGGGCGTTGACGCTGAAAGCGTGATTGCCAAGGAATTGAGTTTATCCGGCGTGCAGCGCCCAATTGACCCGGCCATGCTGGGCGGTGATGCAAGCCTTTGGTTTCGATTCGGTGATTTCGCCGGTTGGATAATAACGAAGTAGAAAAATCATGTCAGAACCAACTTACAAGGTGGGCGTTATTGCCCGGCTCTTTGGCGTGTCCGAGCGCCGCGTGCAACAGCTGGCAAAGGAAGGGATAATCCCTAAAGCCACAAAGGGAAAATATGAGCTTGTCGGCTGTGTGCGTGGGTACATAGCCTTTTTGCAAGATCGCGCTTTCGGCAAAGAAATAATGACGATTGACGCGCACCAAGAACGCGCACGCTTACTCAAAGCACAGGCCGATAAAACCGAGTTGGAAGTGCGGATGATGAACCGTGACCTTATCCCAGTGGAGGAAGTACGGGCTTATTGGGCGGGAATGGCAGTTGCATGCCGCGCCCGCCTAATGGGTTTTCCAACGCGGGGCGCACATATCGCCACCGGACTCAAGGAGTTTCATGAAGTGGAAAATGCGTTGAGGGAGCTGGTGCATGAAGCATTGAACGAGTTATCCCTCTATGACCCAGAACACAGCAGCGGAATTAATACGCGAGGTGGCGAAGCTGTTAGCGCCGCCTCCAGAACTGACGGTCAGCCAGTGGGCGGATCAATACCGGCAGCTTAGTAGCGAAGCAAGCGCAGAACCGGGGAAATGGCATACTGACCGCGCACCTTACCAGCGCGATATTATGGATGCGGTTTGTGATACGCGGGTGGAAACCGTAGTTATCATGTCATCGGCGCAGATTGGTAAAACCGAGATAATTAATAATATCATCGGCTACCATATCCACCTTGACCCGTCGCCCATCCTGCTTTTGCAGCCTACGCTGGAAATGGCGGAAGCATGGAGTAAAGACCGACTTGCTCCCATGCTGCGCGATACGGAAGTTTTGCGCGGCCTGGTTAAAGACCCTCGCACGCGCGACAGCGGGAATACGCTACTTTATAAGCGCTTTCCCGGCGGGCATATCACTATGGCTGGCGCCAACTCGCCAGCTTCGCTTGCCAGCCGCCCGATACGCATTGTGCTGGGTGATGAAGTTGACCGTTACCCGATATCGGCCGGAACGGAAGGCGACCCGGTGAGCTTGGCGAAAAAGCGCACCACGACTTTTTGGAATCGTAAATTAATCCTGACTTCCACCCCAACAATTAAGGGTGCAAGCCGGATTGAAGCCGCATTTGAGCAAAGCGATCAACGGCGCTTTCATGTGCCTTGCCCGCATTGCGGCGAATTTCAAGTGCTGAAATGGGCGCAAGTAAAATGGGAAAGCGGCGAAGAAGGCCATAAGCCAGAAACCGCCCATTATATTTGTGAGCATAACGGTTGCGTGATTGCTGAAAGTGACCTGCCACGCATGACGAAAGCCGGACGCTGGGTGGCAGAAAAACCATTTAGCGATATTGCCGGGTTTCATATCAATGAGCTTTATTCGCCGTGGGTAACTTTCGCCCAAATGGTTACGGATTTCCTGCGCGCGAAGGCGCTGCCGGAAACTCTGAAAACATGGGTAAATACTTCGCTTGGCGAACCGTGGGAAGAAGAAGGAGAAACGCTTGACGCGGATATCCTGCTTCAACGCAAGGAAAGCTGGGGTAATGAAGCGCCGGAGCCGGTGGTATTGGTTACGGCGGGCGTGGACGTGCAAGGTGATCGCCTTGAAGTGGAGGTTAAAGGTTGGGGCATTGGTGAGGAATGTTGGTCACTTGATTACCGCGTTATCTACGGCGACCCGGCGCAAGATGCAGTTTGGCAGGAGCTTGACGCATATTTGCTTAAGCCGGTTCGCAGCAAGTTAGGCATTCAGCTTAACATTGCTTGCGCGTGCGTGGATTCGGGTGGGCATCATACGCAAATGGTTTATGAGTTTTGCAGCAAGCGGGCCGTACGCGGCGTGTTTGCGATAAAAGGCTTAAGCCAAACCGCCAAGCCACTGATAGGAAGGCCGAGCCGCAATAATCGTTATAAATTGCGCCTCTATCCTATCGGCACAGACACGGCCAAGGAAGTGATTTACGGCAGGTTGCGAATTACCGAGCCGGGAGCCGGATATTTCCACTTCCCGCTTGAACGTGACCGCGAATATTTTTTGCAGCTTACGGCGGAAAAGCAGGTGATTCGCTTTACCAAAGGCGTGGCAAAACGAGATTGGATTAAAACGCGCAGCCGTAACGAGGTGCTGGACTGTACCGTGTACGCGCTGGCGGCGTTTAAGTTGCTTAATCCCGATTTGGCGCAGTTAGCGGAAAATATCGAAAAAATGCCAAAAATTGAGCCTGAAACGGTCAAAAGTGAGGAAAAACCGCAGAAAGACGCATGGATACCGCGAATGGATGATTGGATGAAACGCTAAACCAGCAAGCCAAAGAGCATTTCTAAATCTTGGTGGATGGGGTTTTTCTTCCGGCCTCTAAACGGGGAATTATCCATGTCGTTTTCCCGCATGCCCTCATTCCACGCGAGGATATATTCGCGGATTTCTGGATTTGAAAGCATGTTTGGCAGCATGCCGATAATCACCTTTTGCGGGCAATGGCTAAGGTTGCGATTGAGTTTAGTCGCATACAGATGCCGCACATATTGAGCGCAGGAAAGCAATAACCCGGCCTGATTCTCACTAAGAGAATTCGGTGAGGGAATACCAAGCGTTTGCAAAAACTGCGCTTGGCGCTCCGTCATCGTACCAGCTGCATCTCCCATATCGGGGATCTGAAGCTGCACTTCTTGCAGAGGTGCGGCTGGTGCGTGGGCGGGCGTTTTTTTGAATAAGCCGAACATTTTAACCTCGTTTTTTTCAGGAAATTAACATGGCATTTACACAAACGCAATTGGACGCGCTGGAAACGGCCATTGCCGCAGGCACGCTTGAAGTGAGCGTTGGCGACAAAAAGGTTCGTTACCACTCGCTCGATGAGATGATTCGCCTCCGCGACATCATCAAAAACCAATTGGCAACGGATTCCCAAACCCAAAGAAGCCGCGCCAGCTTCGCAACATTCATGAAGGATTAATATGTGGTTAGATGATTTCATAGGCGTTTTTTCGCCAGTATCAGGCTTAAAACGCAAGCAAGCCCGTATTGCGCTTGATGTAATGCAACGCGGCTATGAAGGCGCAAAAACCGGCAGACGCATTGACGATTGGCTTACCACCGGCGCGTCAGCAAACCGGGAAATTGCCAGCGCGGGCCACCGGCTGCGTGAACGTGCGCGGGATTTGGTGCGTAATAATCCCTACGGCAGCAAAGCCGTAGAAGTGTTTGTTGGCAATGCCATAGGCACGGGCATTATTCCGCAAGCCCGCACCAATTCCGAGCGCCTCAATAAGCAGATCATGGCCGCATGGGAAGAATGGGAGCAGCATTGCGATGCGGAAGGTGATTTAGATTTTTACGGCCTTCAAGCGATTGCCGCCCGCGCAATTTTTGAAAGTGGCGAGTGCTTTATCCGTTTTCGTGACCGGCCTTATAGTCAAGATTTTCCAATTCCGTTTCAGCTGCAAGTGTTAGAGGCTGATTTCCTCGATACCAGCAAAAACATGCCTGCCGGCAGCGGCAATTATATCAATCAAGGCGTGGAGTTTGATAAGTATAACCGGCGTGTGGCTTATTGGATGTGGCCGCAACACCCCGGCGAAAATGCGATTGGCGCAATGCGTTTAACCAGCGTGCGCGTTCCTGCCGATCAAATCATTCACCTTTTCCGCAAACAACGCCCCGGCCAATTCCGGGGCGCTACTGCTTTTGCTCCTTCTATTTTGCGTATGCGTGACCTTGACGGTTATGATGACGCAGAATTATGGCGCAAAAAGATTGAGGCTTGCTTTGCCGCATTCGTAACGCAAGTTAGCGGCGCTGACGGCCCGATTGTTGGCAATGTGGTGAAGAAAGCCGCCTCTGCAGGTTCAAGCAGTTCATCAACCGAGCCGGAAAAATTAGAGCAATTCCGCCCCGGCATGATCGAATATCTGCAACCCGGCGAGGATATCCGCTTTGGTAATCCTACCAGTGACGGAAATTATGAATCCTATGAGCGCGTGCAGCTGCATGCAATCGCGGCGGGCCTCGGCATTACTTATGAGCAGCTAACCGGCGACTTAAGCCAAGTGAATTATAGCAGCTTACGCGCTGGCTTGCTGGAATTCCGCCGCTTGGTGGAAATGCTGCGCTGGCAAGTTTTTGTGCCGAAACTTTGCATCCCGGTTTGGCGGCGCTTCATTGAACGCGCTTACGTTGCCGGTGCGATCAGCAAAATTGATTACGGCGCAAGCTGGACACCGCAAAAATTTGAGATGGTTGACCCGCTGAAAGATGCCCAGGCGGACACACTCATGATTCGCAACGGCACGCTCACGCTTAAAGAAGCAATCGCCCGTCAAGGTTTCGACCCGGATAAGCAAATCGAGGAAATAGCAGCCACTAACCAGCTGCTTGATGACAAGGGAATCATCCTTGATTGCGACCCGCGCTACACGGCGAAAAGTGGCACTCAACAAACCGATAAAGGAGGAAATACCAATGAAATCCCAGTTAAACAATCAACCAAGAAAACCGACAAGCAACTTGAACTCACCCTTGATGGAGAGGGTGAGCCTACCCCTGCAAACGAGGCTGGCACAGATTGAAGAAGCGGCAGCGGGTGCAGATGAAGACCGCATTTTTAATGTGATCTTCACCACCGGCGCAACTGTTCGCAAATACAACTTTTTTGCAGATGAAACCTACGATGAAGAACTGGTGGTTAATCCTACTTCCGTGCGTTTAGGCCGACTTAACGGCGGTGCGCCGGTGCTGGATACCCATAGTGATTTCGCGCTGGATAACGTCAAAGGCGTGGTGGTGGCAGGGAGCGCCCGGATTGAAAACGGGCTTGGCTATGCCAGCCTAAAAATTGATGACGGGCCGGAAAATGAGCCTGTCATCCGTAAAATTCGGGATGGAATCATCCGGAATGTAAGCGTTGGCTATCGTGTTCACAAATACGAAGTCATACGGAACGATGGCGCGGTTCCCCTCTATCGCGCCATTGACTGGGAGCCATACGAAATTTCGTTGGTTCCTATCGGGGCGGATGCTGGCGCTGGCATCCGTTCCAACCCTCACGAATTTCCTTGTGAGGTCATTAATCTTTCAACCCCCAAAAAGGAGAATCGTACTATGTCTAATAATGAAACACAGCCGAATGATAATCCGGCTAATCCTGAAACCACACCGGTAGCAACGCCGCCTGCGGCAAATCCCGCTGATGCACCCGCTACCCCTGCTAATCCTGCTACCTCGCCGGAAAATCCCGGCACAGAGGAAGCACGCGCCGAAGGCATGCGCCTTGAACGCCAGCGCGTGGCAGAGGTAACGAAAATTGTCCGGGCAGCAAAATTGCCTGACACTTTCACGCAAAAGCTGGTGAATGATGGCACGGCAATTCCGCAAGCCCGTAAGCTGGTGCTTGATGAACTTGCCCGCCAAAGCGGTGAAGGCGGCGAAATTCGCAGCCAAGTCAGCATTACCCGCGATGAAATGGATGGTGTACGCGCAATGGCTGAGAATGCCTTGCTTCACCGCCATGACCCGAACACTTATAAGCTTGATGCCGGAGCGCGTGAATATCGCGGCATGACGCTTATGGAAATCGGGCGTGATATCCTCAAACGCCGTGGCATTGATACTCGCGGGCTTTCCAAATCGGAAGCAGCGGGCGTAATGCTTGGCATGGAAACTCGCGGCGGCTTTCACTCCACCAGTGACTTTGCCAATATCGTGTTGAACGTGGCGAATAAAACGCTGCGGGCTTCCTACGAAGCGGCTCCGCAAACCTTTAAGCCATTTTCTCGCCAAGTTACTGCGCCTGATTTCAAAACCATTGCCCGCGTACAGCTGGGCGATGCACCGACACTGGATAAGGTAAACGAATCCGGCGAATTCAAACGCGGCACGATCAGCGATGGTAAAGAGCAATACGCGCTTGCTACCTATGGCAAGGTGGTGGCAATCAACCGCCAAACCATCATCAATGATGATTTGGGAGCATTCACGCGCTTGCCGGAAATGTTTGGCCGCGCCGCCGCCGATCTGCAAAGTGATACCGTGTGGGGCATTATCACCGGCAACCCGGTCATGGGTGATGGCACAACGCTTTTCCACGCAACACACGGCAATCTTGCGGGTGCTGGCGCGGCAATTGCGATTGCCCCGCTGGGTGATGGCCGCGCCGGTTTGCGTAAGCAGAAAGGCTTAAATGGTCGTTTGCTCAACCTTCTTACCAAGTATCTGATTGTTCCTGCAGCGCTTGAAACGGTGGCCGAGCAATATGTAAATCAAACCAATGTGATTTACACCAAAGCGGCGGATTTCAACCCGTTTGCCAATAAATTGCAAGTAATTGCCGAGCCGCGTCTTGATGTGGTTTCCGCGATTTCGTGGTATTTGGCGGCTGACCCGGCGCAGATCGACACTATCGAGTATTGCTTCTTGGAAGGTCAGGAAGGCGTGTATCTCGAAAGTCGCCTTGGCTTCGATGTTGACGGGCTGGAACTCAAAGCCCGCCTTGACTTCGCTGCTAAAGCAATCGACTGGCGCGGCTTCTGGAAAAATCCCGGCGTGTAATTCCAGAACACTAACCAAACGACCATCAACCAGCGGCTTTAAGCCGCTTTTTTTATGTCTAACAAAAAGGAAAACTACTTATGAAAAACTTTTTTATGGAGGGGAAAACCCTCACTCTCATAGCCCCTTACGCGCTCACTTCCGGGCAGGGCTTACTTGTCGGCTCAATCTTTGGCGTTGCATCGGCTGATGCGGCGATCAGTACCGAAGTTGAATCGGTGTTAGAGGGCGTTTTTACCCTCACTAAAGCAACCGGCACAGCATGGACGGTAGGCGCTCTCATTTATTGGGATAACGCCGCCCGTAACTGCACCACCACTGTTGCTACCAACAAGCTGATTGGCGTGGCGCAAGCTGCTGCGCTTTCCGGTGATACGGTAGGTAACGTAAGGCTGAATGCGGCTTTTATCAGTTAGCGGGTGAACAGGCTCAAGCGGAACTGCCTATCGACCAAATTTTTCAGGAAGCAATTTATGACAGCGTTAGCAATAACAATTCAGACACTTTTCAATGATCGGAATGTGTCTAAGGACGCTTTTTTCCTGCCATTAATAGGGTCAAATAAGGCGGTTCGCGTTGTCACCCGTGCGCCGGAC